ATGAATAATGCTAGTTCGAAAATAGTATGCCACCCAAAGCGCATCCGAAAAGACGGCACAGTCCTGCTATACCTTAGAGTCATCGTTGATCGAAGAAAAAAAGACATTGATTTAAAGCTCTTTTGGCCTATCGATCTCTTTGACAAAAAAAATGGGAAGTGTAAACCTAGACATAAAGGTGACCAGCTATGTGATGATTACAATATCATGCTAAGGGATGCTGAAGCAAAGGCCACAGAGGTAATTGTCAAATACAGACTCAAACGCCAACCACTCACGTTGGATTTATTTTTAAAAGAGTACCACAACCAACTCAGCACAGAGGATTTTTATGCTTACTACGAACAAAAGGTAATGCAACGGTACAAACTAGCTGAGATAGCTGACCTCACGAAAAGAAATCACATAACTACTTTGAACAAACTAAAAGAATGGAAGCCTACACTTACGTTCTCAGAGTTGACCAATAAGACCGCTCAGCAATTTGACCAATGGATGTATAGGAAAACAAAGTGCAAAAGTCTTAATGGACGGGCTTGCCATCACAAAAATTTCAAAACCTACCTTAACTACGCTCAAAATGATGAAATCCATTTTATTCATCCTTATAACTTCTTTAGAGCAAAATCCGAAATGGGAAGGTACCGGCCACTTACTAAGGATGAGTTTCTCCAGTTCTGGGAGTACTATCAGGATCCACTAATTCACTCTACCTATAGAATAGTTTTACGGGCTTTTCTGCTATGCTGTGTCACAGGTATGAGACATGGAGATTTGAGAAGGTTCAACCTAGACTGGATAGATGGCGAGTTTTTCAATTTCATCCCAAAGAAAACTTCTCGATATGGCACAAGGGTAAGGATGCCCATAACCTCAGAGGCAATAGATTTGATTGCAGATGAAATTGACGAAGTGGGAGACCATAAAATGTTCCAATACCCTACGGAGCAAAAGCAGAATGAAATCATTAACAGCATTAGCAATATCCTCGAAGTCAAACAAAAAATATGCTTCCAAATAGCCCGTGAAACCTTCGCCACCCTATACATGGAGCATGACGGAAAATTAGAAGTACTGGCCAGTTTTATGGGGCACACCAATACCCGGCAATCTGAAAAATACGTGAAGATCATGGATCAGCGAAAAAAACAGGAGTCCTTACGCATTAGCCAGTTTATTGTTAGGGACTGATTTTGCTAAAACACATCAAACGGATCAAACAACGACAATTCAGCCAATACAGGCCAATATCAAGTTTGATGCGGCCTCTTGTTGTTGGACGGCGTTTGACTAATTGACTGGTTTAATCAATTCTTCCCCTTCATTTTTCACACTATTAATAGCCATCGAAATTTCATATTTTACCATTGCATCAGCTGGATATGGATTTAAAATTCCCAAAAGATCATTTGGATTTTGATCCATATCCATCCAGTATTTGGATTCTTCTTCAGATAGGATAACAGGCATCCGATCATGGATTGATTTTGTCAGTTCATTGGGGCTGGTTGTGAGAATTGTGAAGGAAAAATACTCCGATTGATCTGCTAAAATACACTTTGACCAAAGTCCCGCAAATGTAAAAATATCACGATCAGGAATACAGAATCTAAATGGATGCTTTTTACCATCGATATTTTTCCATTCGTAAAATCCATCCGCCAAAACCAAACAACGTTTAGAGTGCTTTAACAGAGGAGTATAAGTTTTGGGTTTATCCATGATTTCTTCAGATTTGGCATTAATCATCCGAAAACTAGATTTTGTATCTTTTGCCCAATGAGGGACTAACCCAAAATGCATTAGGTTAAGCTCATCGGGTCGCTCAGCAATAATTACTGGAGCCTCCTGGGTAGGTGCAATATTTACCTTTTTATTCCACCTATTAAAAGCAGAAATAGCCCTTGCTTTGAATTTATCTTCTAAAATATCTTTGTCTTTATTTATACCGTATCGTCCGCACATTTTGAAATATTGATTATTTTAAGGGAAAATAACAAAAAAAGCCATGATCTCCATTAAAATTGTTTTTCCTACTAACCCTAAAATCATATTAAATGATAAAGTCAAAAAAATTCCTGATCCAGGAACCCAATACATGACCGATTGGGATAATATTTTTCAAAATGAAAGTGAGTTTAGTAAAGCTTTAGAAATCCTTGAGGAAGATGCCCTAGAGGTTGACTTTATTGACTACGAGGAATCAATTCCAAAGGTGTTTTTAAAACCTTCAAACGGATGAAATTTTTACCTACCGATTGATTCGGCTGTCCAACTCGATTTCATTTAATACCTGAATTCCATCAACGATGTCTCTCGGATCATTGATAACCCGTATAGTGGATGGCCACCTAGCAATTAGGGATCTTATATCTTCCATGACCATTTTCATTTCTTCAAACTGCTCGATCATGGCCATGAATTCCTGTAGATCGGCTGTAGCATTAGAGTTCTGCGGAATCTGCTGTGCCATGGATGCGGTAGCTCCACCAGTTGCGAAAGGAGTGGCTTTCTGCCGCTCTGCCTCAAGGTATCCGAATATATTGGCGTATTTCGGAGAGCGAAGCATCCAATTCGGACCTACCCACTCAGCTCCCTTTTCACCAATCACGCCAAAGGAAGGAGAATTTATATGGCCACCTTTCGCATAGGTGCCCACCCAACCGGTTCTGGTTCCATCAGGCATAGACCAAGAACCATCGCTGCCCATCATCATATCGATCACCCTGCCGGATCCGGTAGCACCACCGGTGGCGTACTGGGTGGTTCTAATCTTATTGACCGCAACACCAGTTCTGGCCACAGCAGCAGCAGTTTGGATTCCTCCTACAATTGGGCCAGCTATAGGGCCAAGTGTGGCAGCTCCCTTCCAGATTGCCGCTACCTCGCGAATTCCATCGGTAATAATTTGCCCGATCTCTAATGCTTTTAATGTGGTGGCCAATGCTTTCCGACCTTTCGCCTCTTCATCCATAAGCTGCAAGCCCATTTGGAGGAACTCTTTAGCCGCATTCAATCCAGTTTGCTGTACCTGTATCTTAAAATTCTCTGCTCTTTCTGCCTCTGCTATTTTATTATCAGCAATATCTTTGTCGATCTGAGCGAGTTGATTTTTCAGCCTTAAGGCTTGCAATGTTTCTCCCTGTCCAGATTCCTCAAGTAAGGCAAGTTTTTCATTCAAGTATTCCCGTTGTATCTCTAGAAGGGCTTCCTTTTTTCTGGTTTCTGCATCCGTGGCATTGATCACGGCATTTTCTACCAGTAGCATTTCCCGTTCCTGATCTTCATCAAATTGCTCGAATTGCTTCTCAATGTCCGCCTCCCTTTCTTCCTCTTTAATTTCGGCTATTTTCTGGCGATGCTCCTGCCTCTTGAGTTCTGACAGCTCCGCAAACTGATCCCTAACCTGCTGAAGTTCTGCCTCTGTGAGAGCTTCATTCTCCAATAACTTCCCCCGCCTTTCCTCAAGCTTTTCCAATTCTCGGTCTAATTCAAGGTCGAGCTTGGCCATTTTTTTATCAGCTCCTTCATCCATCAGTGATATCCGGAGATCCTCCGCTTTCTGCTCGGCCTCAACGGTAGCCTTTAAGTACTCCTTCCTGAGCTCATCAATCCGTTTTTGGTTTTCCTCCTCCTTTTTCCTCACCTCATCAGCTCGCTTCATGTTTTCCGTATGAATCTGCTTGTTCACTTGGTTTTCAAGCGTTTTAGCAGACATTCTTTTTCGAGCTGCCTGAGCCTCAAAATCAGTACGCTGAGCAATCAGCTCCATGAGCTCCTTCTCATCCGCTCTGGAGGTATCATTAAAAGAGTTCTCCAACTCCTTACGCTGGATTTTCAAATCCATAAATTCCTGCTCCTGATCCAGTAACTCGTTCTGAGCCTCCTGTGCTCTTTTAGCAGCCGCCAAGCGTTCCTCTTCCGACTTAGACACGTCTTGGGCAATCTCACGGGATTCCTGAAATTCGGCATTGAGTTTCGCTCTAGAGACAATTAACTGGTTTTCAGTCTCCTCGATGGTCTTATTGAGTTCAGCCAGTTCAAGGCCTTGATCTACGGATTCACCAATAAATTCCCCTGTGGCCTGAGCCGCTTTACCAATCTTATTGATTCCATCTTCTACACCAGTGGAAGCTTGTATCATGGCATCACCCAAACTTTGCAATCCTCCCCATACATCACCTGATATAATTTTCTGCACGCCTTCAAAGGCCACTCCGATGGACTTGATCCGGTTCATAAAGTTGTTCTTAATGAAATCGGCAAAATCCATCATTGCCTTCTTTGGATTATTGATGGCGGCCATAAATCCATTAAGGAGGTAACCTCCCAATTCTTGGATCACACCAAAGAACCTCTCCCAGAGCACAATCATGGGCTTTAGGACTTTGTTCACCTTGTCTATGCCATCCTGAGTGGACATGAGGTAATTCACAATCAATCCAAGCGCAACGGCCAAAGCTCCTAAGCCGGTACTGACAATGGCTCCCTTTAGGGTATGGAAGCCTTTGGTAAGGAAAGCAAGCCCTGTTTTCATTTTACCCATGGCGCCGGTGATGGTATTGATCATACCACCAAATGGTGTCATCTGGAGAAACTCCTCGTTCATGTCCTTTAGGGCTTTTTCAGTACCAAATACATCCCCCTTAAGGTCATTCATATTGGTCTTTATGCCCTTGAGCTGCTCGGATTTCTGGGCAAACTCCTCTGATTCGGGGGGGAGCTTCCGGAGTTGGTTTTGGAGGAGCTTGGCAGCGGCAGCCATATCGTTAAAAGTGGCATTCACTTGGGAGCCGTCTGCTAGGATCTGTAATTTGCGCTGTTCAGTCTTGGAAGCCATAATATTGGATTTATGGCATAAAAAAAGCCCCAATTATGGGGCTTTTTGAGGACAGTAAAAAGGTGGCAATTACTGTTCATCCTCAAGAAGCTTTTGTTCAGCAGAAGCCAATAGCATAAATATCCGTAAAGTATTAGCATCTGGGATATCATACTGAATCCCATAGTCCTCACAAAGCCTGATAATTTGATGATCCGCTAATGCAGGGCAGCTTTTCTGAATATCAGACCTCAATAACTGCAATGGGCTCTTTTCATCCTTTTCCATGATGTAAATATAGTGTTTACTACAAATATTGCAAATCTCACATGAGTTACATCATTTACTATATTTGAAACAAAGGATGTAAAAATGGCGGCAATTACTTTACGAAATATACCTGATGATATCCATCGAAAAATCAAGCGCATAAAGCTAGATTATGAGGATCGGGGAATAAAAAAGAATTTAGAGGACATTTATCTAGAATTAATCTTGGAGTCCTTAAAAAAACGAAACCCGGAGAATTAGTCCGGGTTTCTTTTTTCTATTTATTCTATAGTGTGACCTGAATCATCAAATTGAAATGGCAACTCTAACTGACCACTTTGTCTCATCTTTAACTTTTCAAACTGACGCCACATATGTTCCATGTTATCTGATAGCTGAAATAATGTAACCACTTGATTTATTTGGGCATTAAGATGCGGATTTCCAATATCTTCAGTTAGAAGTTGATGTAATCTTACAGTTTTATTACCAGCAGAACTAGTCGGGACATTACTTTCCAACTCGTTTAATACACCATCTGGCAACTGCTCATAAATTAATTTCTTTGTCCAAGTTCCAATAACTCCTGGTCTCTTTTTAATACCTTTTACTGTAAAATCCCAACCGTTTAATCTAAAAAGTTCTTTATAAAAAATATCAGGAAACCTCTTTTGCCAAGGAAGAAGTTCTTGGGATATATAAGCCTTAAGTATCTTTTGAAGCTCATCTTTTTCACGGTCATATTGATATCCAGTTGCCTCGTCAACCAAAGCAGTAATTCCTACATTGGCAAATCCTTTAAATATTATATAGGCATTCTGCGCTGCTTCCTTAGCATTTAGCCTATTTTCCAAAGCGCCGTTTTTATCAGCTTGATGCCAAATATCACAGATATCGATTAAAGCAGTCGCAGGTAAACCTTCATTTAAATTCCCCTCTTCATCTCTATAAATCAAAGGCATAGAAAGTTTTTCTCTAACTTCTTTAGTAATAAAAGGCTCTAAATATTTTGCCGACACATATTCCGGAAGTACAGCGCCGTTTTCTTCTTTCTTCCTCTGCCAATATGCTCCGCCTCCTTTTACACCCAAGGCATTTGCTAGGCTTCTATCAACTAAAATCCTTTTTCCATCGTCTAAAACAGCACATGAAATTTTAAATGGCTCAATTTCTAATTGACCTTTATACTTCGCAACAGGAGTCTTTTTTTCCATATTTTATTTATTAAAAAAATAAAAATAGGAAAATTTGTAAAATAAAAAAATTAAACTCTAAACCTCAATGTCCGATCATAACTCTCATTCACATACTGCGAAAGCTCATCGGCTACCACTTTCGTGTATAGCTCCCCGAGACGGTGCCGCATGTGGGCGAGGCCTTTCAGCCAGTTCTTTTTCTTCCGGCCAGAACCTATCAGCCTGGTGACATTCACGTCCTCCAGACTGATCCCGTTCCCTACCCCGTAGGCCGTGAAAATACCATAGTAAAAATAATCTATCTCCACCATCACCCCATCCACCAATACGGATCCCCGAAAACCCATACTATTCATCAATTCACCGGTAACACCGATCTTGAGTTTCCTGAATCGTTCTTGAAACTGCTTATCGGCCACCTTGGGAAATTCCTTGGCTAGTGCCCGGATATTGATTTTCTGATGGATGTTGTATTTCATAGTTTTATGGAATATAGCTTGAGACTGGTTTTGATACGGTTCACTTTTTCGCCAGACTTTATGGAAGCATCGTATTCGTCCACCACCCACTTTAGGTTATCGATCATGATTTTGCGTTGGGTATCGAGCTGTAGCAGCTCTACCAAGGTTAGCTCCACCGTCCGCTCCATATATTCGGTGTAGGATTTCCAGTCCATCCACTCAGAATAGCAGCGGTTCACGATGCCGTCCGTGCCTTCCCATCTCAGGGAAAATCCCGTCCTCATATAGTGGCCAGAAGGATAATCATTGCCCATGGTGTCCTGCTTCACGCCATCGGTAAGCATAAACCGGAGCCCTGTCTTACTCTCCGGATCTAATTCAAAGGCGGATCCGCTACCTGTTTGAAGCACATTTGGGATATTCCAATCGCCATCATTTGGATTGGTCTCATCGATCATGGCCAAGGTGCTAGCCTCGGTACTTACTTCTTCCTGGCCATTCCCTTGCTTCAGCTCCAGCCATCCAGGGGCAGTGTCAAAAAGCTCATCATCTGAAGGAACGGCCATTTTGAATAGGAAGCCATCCGATTCATTTGGCTCCATTTTATAGGACTGGTTTGCTCGGTAGTTCAAGTTAGTGAACCCTTGATCATTGAGCCAGTCCTTAATCTTCACGATTTCAACATACCGGGTTACCGGATTGACCTTATAAGTGATCCCAAAACACATGGCAACATCGATCAGGAAGGAACCGACACTGATATTGGGCACATGGTTGGTATAGGTAATGGTATCCGCATAGACATTGATTCCCCCGTCCATCTCGGCAAGGTCATAATCATTGTACATGACCACCCGTTGGATATTGGGATCGGTAGTCCAGTCCCCAGAAATACCAAAATAGCCCAATTCCTTAAACACCCGATCCAGTACGTACAGGAGAAAAGGAAATGGCACCATATTGTACTTGTTCAGCCCACCACCATCCAGTTCATTGGAATAAAACCGGGACTCAGCTGAATTATAAAGATTGACATAACCCTCGTAATCCGGATTCCTATCCCCGTAGAAATTAGGGTGTTTGATGGTGAAAAAGGTATGGTTAGCTGCTGGATAGATGTTCCCAGCAGTCATGTCGGGAACATCGGTGCCCAAGTCCAGATCACGAAGGGTAAGGTTCTTGATCCTTGCCTCGATGTCCCCGGCATCCGTATGGAAACTGAAATTATACACATCGGAAAAATCCCGCAGCTTCATCGTGCCCACCTTCCACAGCAGGTCACCAAAAGCAATTCGGGTATTGGGATAGCTCTTCACCCGGCTCGTATTGTTCAGGATCTTGGAAAACTTGAATACCCGGTTATTTCTGCGGCTATCACGTGCAGCCACGTTATAGACTTTCGGACCCCACAGCTCACCAGGTGAGGTGAACGGTGAACGGGCACCAATGGAAAAGCTTGTGCTCTCCTTCAGGTCTATTGGCTGGTCATCTACGGTAACGGTAATCATAGCTCAGGGGTGTATCTTCGAATGGTCGGGTAAATGATATCAATGCTCACCTCATCGATGTTCTCATAATCCTCCTCCGGATCAAAATCAAACTTCACGAGCACGGGCAAGTAACCGGAATTGGTCTGTTCATAGACCTTCTCAGATATGGCCAGATCGATAAGATGACGCCTGGTGTATCCATTCATATTAGCGATCACATAGTCTCCCGTGATCGTTCCTTGCTTGGATACGGTCTCCTCTTCCCTGTCCTGGTAGGAAAAGCCCACCGGCATTTCTCTGGATATGGTCTCCTCACTTGTGCGAAGGGATTGGCTGCCACGGCCACGGCATAGCACCGAATCCCAACCGCCGACCGAGTTCAGGAAAAGCAACTTTTTGAAATGGCGCTTTGGCTTATAGACTTCAAACTTCCGTTTTTCACTGACCTGTGCGGCTCCCGAAAAGAGCTGCAGCTCATAATAATGGATCGTCTTTGCGGGGTTCAATGCAGCGATTTCCAATTGTGGCACTCCGGAAGGGAAGCGGTATAGCTCATAAGGCTTCACAGAGGTGATACTCTTCACATTCGCTGTGACGCTTGTACCATCGTTATAATACACATATACTTTCAGGATGAGGTCATTAACCGCCTCATCTACACATACAAAATGGAGGTAAGCATGCTGATCAGTGGCCACCGGTATGGCATTGGGCTGCCAAGTCAGGAAAGGCTTTTGATTGTCCAAATAGGTCGCAAAGAAGGTGTGTTTGGCAAATTCCTGTTCGGATAAACCACCGTACAATATATAATAGGTATCCACTTGTGAGGTGGCATCCGGTAGGGGAGGTTCTCCATACTTTTCATAGTACCTCAAGTAGAACCGTTTGAACGCTTCCCCAACCATCTTCACCTCAGTATCCCCAAATTCCGGCACCTTGGCATCAAGAAAGGCATTAAGTACCTGCTCGACATTAAAGTCCGTGCTGCCATCTTCCCGGGCGGGATGCTCCGACTCGAATTTGTTCAGGAAGTTTTCTGATTCGTAATCCTCCTCCAAGAACACCTCACATACAAAGGAAAGGTTTGGCTTCGTCTCCGGATCCGCTGCCTGAAGGGTGAGCCACACGGGATTTTTGGAGAAATAGAACTTGGTATCCTGAATGGAGATGATTGTGCTCTGCTGACAGCCATTGGCATCCGTCACAGTGAATGTATAAGTACCCACCGGAATATCCGCCCTGTCCTTAATAATGTAACCATCCGACCAATAGTAGGTATAGGGTGCTGTACCACCTGCTACGTCATTCACCACATCCCTGCCAGACTGGTTGACCGTAATGGTGATCTGTGTAGGTTGGATCACAGGAATGACAAAAGATCTGCTGCAACCACCCGAATCCACTACCGTCACCTGATAGTTCCCTGCGGTGAGATTTGTCCTGTTCTGGGCGGTGGATCCATCCGACCACTGGAAGGTATAGGGTGCACCATTGCCTCCCGATGGAGTGATGTCCACCGCTCCGTTGTTTCCACCAAAGCAAGTTACCGGCGTTATATCTGTAGCCAATTCGATTTGAGGTGGCTCACCCACAATGATGTCCGTCACCGAGGCTGTATTTCCATTGCTATCTTCCACTATCACGGAATAAGTACCGGCAGGAATGGAAGTCCTCAATGGGGAATCCGCACCCCCATCCGACCAGGTATAGGAATACCCCCCGGATCCGCCAGAGGCTTCCACGGTAATGGAGCCATTGGCCTGACCATGACAAGTGGCATCTTCTTGGGAGATTACGGAGACAGCAAGCGGTGTTCCTTCCACATATGGCTCGGGCTGATCCACAAAATTATAATCCAGCTGCTCCCGGTCATAAGGATCGTTGACCTCATAATAACACTGCTGATCTTCGAAAGTGTGGGAAGTTTCATTTGCCGGCATTTCCAAAGTGATGGGAAAAGTTCCCGTTCTATTCCCCGTCTGGGTATAAATCACATAATCTACATCAAAATGGATAGGCAGCCCAAAAGGCAATGCTTCGGAAAGCTCTACCTCAATATTTAAAAAGCCTTGGGTAAGGTTGGTGTCTACCGGATGGACAATACATGCGGTAATATTTACCGTGACATCTACCGTTCCGGGGACTCCTCCATATTCGTATGCGTAGGTCTTAGTAGCCATTATTCAAACAATTCAGGGTCAAAAGCATCAGTATTCAATTGGAAAGCCACCTCATTGGGAATGTCGATGGTGAAATAAAACTTGGTTCCGGATAGGTTTTTATCCTTGGATAGGTTGGAAATCTTCTCCGTCATCGCATCAGACCACTGAAATATTCCTTCCTGTGGCGCATCCTCATAATAATCACCAAGAAAGGCCATGATATCCGTCCCGATTTCCTCGGTGCTGTCAAAGATATCCTCCTGATCATCCCAGTTCATTTGCTCTCCCCTGTCCAGGATAAAGAATTCCCCTTGAATGGTTTTTCTCTTGGCATCATAGGAATCGTCACTGGATGGCTTGGCCATGAAGGTATTCAGGAGCAAGCAGGGAAAATGAAGCTTGCTCCGTATCCCATTAATAAACTCATGGATGTCCTCTTTCGCCAAAATTGGATGTGCAGAAAGGTTCATCCGGGCGAAAGCGAAATGTTGTTCACTGTGATGGATCTTCTTATGATGGGTGGCCATCAATCTGAAGAAATCCGTGTAGGTTTTATGGTCTTTAATGAGCATGTTTCATTCGGTTAGCTTTCTCCATTTCCTTTCTGTGCTCCTCATCCTTGAGGGTAATTTCCATGTTCAGCATGAGCTTGTACATGGACGTGTTCTCGGTTTCCTTATGATCACCAAAAGCCTCTCCGGACAGTTTCTGAATGGTCTCCTGCCATCCAAAGTTCTCCCTTTCGGACTGGGCACCTTTAAACACTCGTTCAAATACCGCTTCCCATTCCATTCGACACCCTTGGTACCATACCAGGACGGCCAATTTTATATCGGGGTGGATTGTCTTAAGGGCAAAGGATCGCTTGGGCACCTGAAACTCATTGAATGGTATCCGATAATCATTTTCGAAATCAGGGGAATCAGGCTTGAGCCCTTTTTTCTTTGGCCTGTACAGGATGGCCACCAACCTGTCCAGATCTGCCATCTGCTTGGTCTGGTGAAAATCCAAAAACGCTTCATCAGCTTCCGTCCATTCCTTGGCGGTAAGCGTTTCGAAGTTACCGACCGGACCATATAGTTTTCCTGCCGGAGTTTTGATGGTCAGCACCTTGTTATCCGTCAGCTCATTGCCTTCTTCCAAAAAAGGAATGTACTTCCAAAGCTCTACAAAGTACGCCGCCCCGATCATCATGACCTGTAAGTGACTTAACTTTAATAAGGCTTTCAGCACCTTTACCCGAAAGTGATGGATACTATTATGATCATCATGGAGCAGACCGGCCACAGTAATCAATTGCTTCCTGCTGAGCTCATTCCATGAACCGGGCAGCTTCACCCGATGTGTCCAAGTGAAGTACTTTAAGAATGGATATTTGATTTCAATGGTGGTCATCTTCTGAATACAAAGAATACTATAGCGATTATTATGAGGATGATGATAGCGAATGAATTAATCCCTTTCTTCAAATTCTCCCAAAATGAAGGCTTCTTTTCAACGGTCACTTGCTCATAACGGGATTTCCATCGCTGTACCTCCTTTTCCATAATTTCAATTTGTCGTTCTTGTTGTTCACATACGGCGGTAAGATTACCAAGCTGATCGATGAGCAGCCCCACTTTTAGTTTTGTCTCGGGATCCTCTTTGATAAGGGTTTGGTTGATGGATTCCAGACTGATACCTGCCTTGATCATGGAGACAAGGGAATCAATATTGATCGATGGGCTTTCCACCATGCTACCAGGCACCTCTATGATGCGGGGGATCTCTTTGACAATTGTGGAATCCTTGGTGATGACCTGCGTAGTCACCTGTGGTGTCTTACAGGAATACAGCGATATCAATAATACGAGTAATAGAAATAATTTTTTCATGATATAGATATTTCCGTTGGTTGGGTGATGAATGAAAGCAGTTTGTTTTTCGTGGCCACGGAGCTAGTAACATCCTTTAGGCTATCCCCATTGATATCAAGCTGCTTTCTACCGATACAAATACAGCCAAGTAACTCAAAATAAAAGTTGGCTTCATGGATCAGTATTAAGCTTCGATCAGGAACTCCAAGGATGTGTAGATGGTCACCGTACTTTTCAGAGTTTCGAGGTACAACCTTATACCTCCCGGCAGGGATGCAGGAAACGAATTGCTCGTTATCCTTCCAAGGAAGTTCCAAGGTAAAGCAGGAGAAAAGCTCATCGGCTTGATCATTCAAGACAAATAGCTGTCCAAGGGTTTGTTTCTCCTCAAAGTGGGTGCGGATCAATACCAGGCTATTCATTACCTTTCTCCTTTCCGGTTTCGCTGTCGAATCCTTCAAAGTGGCTCATGATCTTGAGCAGCACCGGCCATTTCTTATATCGGTACCAATTGCGGATAATGCTGAACAATTCGGCCGTGACAAATAGCGAGTAAAAAGGGATATCGAGGTATTCGATCACATTGGTGGACTTGCCTTCCAATACCATTTTGGTACAGACCGAATAACCGATAATGATGCAGAAATAAGCCACAGACTTGTCCATCAGCTTATCCCTGAAAAGCTTGATGCTAAATTTTTTGGTGCGCCACGCGGTATAGGCACCACCTCCAGTGTCGATCAAAAACACGATGAAGAAGGCAATGGCAAAATTCCATTGCGAAAATATATACTGGTTGATAATGGAGAACACGGCAGTAATGATCAGCCATGGTTTTGGCTGCTGTATAGCCTCTCCGATATTGTCAAAATGCCTTTGCATATGCTGGATAAACAGGTAAATCATCCCCTATAGATTTTTCTTTCAGATGGTAGTAGTGAGTCTCTTTCAATTTGTGCCTTGAGGGTTTCGGAGTACCAACCTGAGTTAAACCACAAAGGATACTTGCTGTCACTCGCATTTTCATTCAGGTACTCCTTCATATTGCTGAGGTAGAACTCCCCACGGCCACGAACCGACCAAGCTTTCTTTTCAATGGCTGACATGGATGCCGACTTTTGGGTTCTGGAATCCCCGGCAAGTTCCAATTGGTTGATCTGGATACCCTGTGCATCCACGTCCACCGCCAGTGCTGTTAATGCCTCCTGAATGGTGAGCTTGGCAATGGCAGGTTTCAGGTATTTGGCCAGCAAATACTTATTATCAGTTGTAAGCGTACCCGTGTCCAGTTGGGTGAGGATCTCCTCATACATGGCCATGGGCATGGCGGCCATGATCCGCTGCTCTTGGATGTCCTTCATGATGGGCACCAAGGCCTGAAAGGTCAGTGCAGATCCCTTGATGTTCTCTCCGGACTTTTCGAAATCATTTACCGACCGGATGAACATCCCTCCCTTGAGGGCATAGTATCCGGCGTTTTGCCATTCGGGATAATCCTGCTCATAAGCCTCCAAGGTGCGGAGTACCGTATCCAGTGCCATGTAGGCACGATTGGCAGCCAAGTTCCTTAACCGCTTGATCTGTCCTCCATAAGCGGTCTTTTCATCCTGTGTCTCTGATCGGTTGATGCCATTATCAGAAATCATCACTTCGATCTCCGGAGCACCTTTATACACCGCCAAAGAAGCCTCGGCGGCAATCACGTACTCCGCAATTTTTTCTATCCTTGGTGTATAGGTACCGGCATTCTTCTCCGCAATGATCTCAGCCAATAGACCTTCACTCAGATAGAATGTCAGTTCCTGCATTTCCACCTCGTTGAGCGATGGCTCGAGCGTAGGATATTGGAGGGCATTGCTTACCCTGATATACTTTTGGACTTCCGATATGTCGGTGATCAGTTTTGCCATTAGTCTGCTTGTTGTTGGGGTTCGTTAAGGGGTGATTTGCTGGGTTGGGACGGTGCGGCCTCTTCGCTGGTCAGTGCATTGGCGAACTTGAAAGTATAGGGTGGCCACCCGTTGTACTCGGCAATCCATGAAAGCGGTTCCAGTATCAAATCCTGATGGGCTTTTACCGTATCCACATAAATATTGAATGCCACCCGCTTGTCCGATCCTGAGCCGGCTCCAAGCTTGCTGCCTGGTTGGCTACCGATAATCGCTGGATCCATCCCGAGGGAATAGAGCAAATGGGAAGAAGCTTCATTGGAGTCCTCGATATACATCCCATCCTTGATCTTGTCATCAATGGCCTCGATCTTCCAACCTTGGTACTCCTTGTTGTGGGCAGGATCAGAGATAAAGGATACCATCATGGAACTGCCTGCCGAGGCTTCGCCTTTGGTAAAGCTCTCGAATCGGTCAACTTCCAGATCCATGATGTTCCTGCGCTTGGCTTCATCCATTTTAGAAAAGCCAGGATACTTCCAGTCCCACCACCAAGAAGGCACCTGAATGAGGTACTTCAAATTGATTTGGTTCTTCATAAGGTTTTTCTTGAAAATCGGAATGGACTGGGCGACATCGAGCCACCCGGATTCACGGGCAGCATTCCAGTCCACGAGTGGATAATTTATTTCATCCTCTGTTGGATAGGCAATGGGATAGATGTATTTAAAATCCGTCCCTTCCTCCTTGTACATCTCCGGATCAGCATAGATATCGATCAAGGGAATGCGCTCTACATATTCCCCACTCATGGAAGGCCTGTCCTCCCATGATGCGGATACATAACCGTTTCGGATAAATCCCTGCTTATCGGGTTTCCCAAATCGGAAGTGGGCAGTTTTATAGCAGCTCAGGGAATAAACCTCCGAGCGATCAGCGGTGAAGATGATGCGAGGAACGGTGAAATAGAAAAAATAGAAGTTACGTAAGGCCTCAATACCATAACGGTGAATTCGAGAGCGTTTAAAAAAGGCTTCCACCTTGGGATCATAGATCCTGCGGAACTTCGGTTCTCCTCCTTCCTCAGCGGGTTCTTCGGTACCATACACGATCTGGTCATAGGCAATTTCCGCTTGCTTCTTCAGGGTAGGTCCGATGATGGTATTCTTTCGGATCTCCTTGAGCACCTTTTGCGGAAAATTATTGTTCACGCCCCATGGAACGATATAGGAATCCTCATGGCTCTTCATGGGATCCACCTTCAATGGCTTTACTGCCTTCTTCTCAATAGTCTGGTAAACGTACCCAGACCGCTGCGAGTAAACCACGTCCAGACTATTGCCTTGGATTAAATTATGTTCCATCAATAAAAGACCTTTTTGCCATTGAAATACAATAAAAGCCGGATGTGAAACTTCCTCCTGTGCCCATTGGGCAGGACGACGTTTCGGGTAGCGTTTCGGTAGTGACTAGGACGTTTAGTCCATTGCGTGACGTTTGGCTCTGGGCTTTCGAAATTGTGCCGATGCCCTGCATCCTCATTCCTTGAAAGCAATACCCTATCCAGCGTGAGAATATCTCCACCCGTTTTCCTGCTCTTGTCACAGGTAATGAAAGTGATGGAAAAAGGCTCCGGCTTCTTCATCTCTTCCAATGCTTCATTGAGGTGGATAATTTTCATACTCGAATATCCCGAGTACTTCTCCGGATTTAGAGGACAGTCAAAAGCAGATTTTTTTCAATATTTTTTCTACTGCAAAGCAAAAAATCACAAACCACTGATTTACTGATATTTGAATGTTAAACGGATTCTTATTACTGCAAAAACCTCAATCCATGCCCTGCCTGTGTTCTGTGGGAAAACGGCAACTGCCATCAAAAAAAAGGATATACGAACGGGGCGCATATCCTTCACGGTGATCAAACGGATCAAACTTTAGAATCCAATGTATGGAGGAAGCACGCTGAACGGATCACTGACCACAGCGGTCAGGTTATAATCAGCGGTGTCACTTAGGTGGGTAGCTTCCTCCTGTGGGATCAAAGGATTTCGCTCGGAGTTCTTGTTCTTCTCTATTCCATTCCTTCCTTCCTTGGCCGGAGCATTCTGCATTGACACAAAGGTCTCGTTACAATTGTCAAGGTTAAACTCCACCAATGGAAGTGAGGGATCGGTGGGCTTACCCTGCTTATGGTTGGTAGTATTATGCAGGATCTTTTGCCACAACAGGTAACGCTCCATCTGGGTAAGCGGTACCGGCTCATTGCTCATGTGCACCGTCCATCCACGGCCTTCGAGTACCTTGGCGAACTGCTGGGCGTAGGTCAGCTTACTGTTGGCATGGGTCACGTTACCATCGTGGCCATAGGACATGAACACCTCCTTCTTATTGTGCGGATCATAATAGTCGCAGTAATCATTGGCCAGATTATCCAAGGTCTCCCCTTTCACATATAAGTTCTTGAGAAACCTTAGTGTGTTAATGGAAAGCAGGTACTGGGTCACAGTCATGGAGTTGATATGGGATCCCCAGTCCACTGCTATTCTAAGGGGCTGCCCTGCTACCAGGTCACTGTCCATCCTGCAATCGGGCTTCTTCAGTGCATCGGCATCCTGCTCAAGATTGCCGATAAACCCCTTATCGAACTTATTGGAATAGCCGTGATCATTCCTGTTTAGCAGAAAATAAAACCCTGCTTCTACACCTTCAGGAAACCAATTGAGCATCTCCACCATAAAGATGAAGTCCAGGAGCGTTCTGCGCATTTCCTTGATGTACTTCCACCCCACGTTCTCAATATTGTCGAAAACATCGGCCTCCATATACAGGAATCCGCTCTTATTACGGTACCACCGCAATTTCCGCTTTAGGGCAAGTATCTCCTCCCATAAATTGGCAATTCTAGACCTGTCCGGACAGTCCACCAATTCCAATTCCTTCTGAACAATCTGCTGCCTTATTGCCCGAAAATTATAACCATCCTCTTCATAATATTGGCCGCCCTCAAGCATCCATTTGAATTCATGGCCATACCCCATCGAGGAGAAGAAGAAGCTGCCATGATGGAAAGGGATGTGTTTAAAATAGCGCAAATTACCCCTATTGGTAGGCACCACTTCGGAGTCCATTTTCTCCTTATTGATCTCTAAAGCCTCATCCCCTAAATATCCATCAATGGAAAGCCCCCTGATGGTGGATCCGCCACCGTCCAATGATACCAAATGGAAAAAAGTGCCATTTCTGAAAATGATACAATGGTCATAATCCAAGGGCGGTGAAAGTGGACTGTCAAAGCGGAAATTCTTGGGCGGTTTTCGCCTTACGAAAAAATCCCTGTCTTGCTTATAGCCAAATAGCCCCAATGTAGCGATTGTAGTGGGAAGCGTCCGGGTAAGCAGCTGTTTGTAGGATTTGCCCACTATTGCCCAAGAGGATCGGGGCGTCCATTTCACAATCATATGGATCAGCCACGCAATCAAAAAAGATTTGCCCGTTCCCCTGGACCAGATGTTTTTGGCACTGTAGGGCTTGGCGACCTGAAAAATCTGCTGGGGTTTGTTGAATATTGTCTGCTTGGTCTGCATTAATCCTCCGTATTCGAATCATCCACGATTTCCATAAACTTGTCCGTACTGGTTTCCTGTCCCTGCACCGCTTCCATCACATCAGCAGCCACATCCTCCGGCAACTCCTCGTAATTGTCTAGATCGATCGTCCGTGGCTGGCCATCGGCAGTATTGATCACCAATACAAAACGGCTGGTCGGCGTATCGGTATCGCCTACCTCGGCAATGGCATGGAGGTCTTTTTTGATCTCCCGCATTTCGGCAATTGCCCGGTTCATCTCTTTCACGTTCCGTTGCTGAGCGGCCAATTGGAAGGTTTTCATGGCATACTCAGAAAGGAGCACCAAGGAGGCATGATATGGCACCTCATTCAGCTTGCCCCATATTCGTGTAGCATTCTTGAGGTCATACCAAGCAGTACGCTCTGATATCGCCTCCATGGACGGATCTTCCGCACACATTTTCACGTGTGCGGTTACCGCTTGGGATGGAGAATGATAGTTTAGCAAAAGGTTCCAGATTTTCAGCCACCGGTGCATGATCCGCTCATCCCCCTTATGAAGCTCGTGTTTATCGATCTTAGAGATCATAAAGGCCGCAATACGATCCTCCGGAGTATCGAGTTTTACATCCAGTTTTCCTTTATGCTGCGGAAATAGCCCGTTCGACATTTTCAGTGATTTCTTTGATTTCAGATTCGTTCAGTTCCACCCCATTGAGCCGAACAGACCAGTTGACTCCTTGCTTTTCCATCCAGTTGATCCAGCGGGTTACTTCCACATCTACATAGCGAGGATCCAACTCAGAAGCATAAAGAATTCGGTGCAATTGCTCGGCAGCAATCAGGGAACTGCCCGAACCAAGGAATGGATCTGCTACGATTTGACCGATCTTGGAATTATTGGCCATGGGCTTCCGCATGCACTCGATGGGCTTTTGGGTACCATGGCCGGTCTGGCCTTCTTCCTCCTGGACGCTCTTGGCAGAGAGGTTTTTGATGTCCCAAACGCTCAGCTCTTTTCGGCTTCCCTGCCAATTGTGCTTTTGTCCCTTTTTCACGGCATACCAACACGGCTCATGCTTCCAATGGTAATCACCTCGAGACATGGCAGGGCTTTGCTTGTTCCAAATGATCTGCGAAATGATCTTATAGCCGCAATCGATCAAGTTTTGATAAACCGTATTGGAATGAATCGCACTGTGCCATACGTACATCACTTGGGCATCAAATAGTGGATAAGTGGCCGCCCAATCTGCCTGGTCATCGTTCTTGACTTTTCCCGTGCTCTTAATTTTGCCTTTGGTGGCTATTGGCCGCCAATTGGGATCATAATTCACACCGTAAGGAGGGTCGGTCACGACTAATACAGGCTTTTGGCCATCCAGCAGCCTTTCGACCACCTCGGCTCTTGTGCTGTCCCCGCAAATGATCCGATGTACCATTCCCGAACCACTCACCAATTCATACAAATCGCCTTCCTTGGTTACACCTTCCTTTGGAAGAATACTCTCAAAACCGTCCTCAGCATCCTCATCCAGACCATTGGCACGGTTCAGCTCATCCAGTGCCAATTGCTCGACCGAACCAAAATCGAAAGCGTCCAGGCTTACCATGGTACCCAATTCATCCAAATCAAGATCAAAGGAAGCTAGGTGATCCATGACACCGGTGGCAGATAGCTTGGCATAACTGGCAGAATGGAGCAGCACGATCCGACCGGCTTCTTTGCGGTCAGCACAATTGATGAAATACCCGGTCAGCAGGTCGGGAATTTCCATCAGCCCGTCTTTATCGATCCGCTCCAAGGCCATTTTCATGTGATGACCGTCAAGGATCCATCTTTCTCCGTCCAGATCCTCCCAAATGTGGAACCCCCTAATAAGGTGGTTTTTCATCAGTGATTCCACCAGTTTATCAATTTCCACTGGTGTCTTGAGTTCTTCAGACTGAAGCCACTTGAGTGACCTCCAGTCTACTTTCTCCGCCTTGATTACTTTATCCTGTAGTTTCATAGTTGATTGATTTTAACCGCTCTTCAATGGATGTATTTTGGCGCTCCCTGCGCTTCACTTCACCCTGTTTGTTATCCTTGGTTTTATTCTTGGCGATATAGGCCGCATTGGTATTGATCAGCATATGCAGCTCCCACCCATTGTTTGGAAGGTCACTTTCTGAATGGCCTCCCGTAGCTTCTTCAGGCAGCTCCCCATGGTCAAAGTAACTATCTAGTTTGCTGCTGATCGCTAAAATGGCATTGGCCACCTTGTGCCTGTCTGTTTTGGATTTTAGGTGGAAGGACTCTCCATGGAGCACGCTACGCTTTTGTATCAGTTCAAGCACTTGCTTGGGAAGCTTGGCCTTGGATTCAGACTGATCTTTTTCGTTTTCCTCATTGGTTGCTTGCGGGCTTAACCCCTTTAAGGCATCCACCAATTTCCCTCGGGTAAAGGAAGTCTCAGGAAGATTGAAAAGAGAAAGCATGACTGGATCCTTTCCGTACTTTCTGTACAGATCTACACCGCCCTGGTACTCCTGATCTCCCTTAAACCAATTGTTTATTTCATCCATATTCGAAACTAGCAGTTGGCAATTGCCATTTAGAGGACACATAAAAAAGCCTCCCCGATGATCAGGGAGGCTTTCCTCATTTTCAAACCACTAATAACCATTAACCTTTCTTTACGGCAGTTGCCGTCTCCTTTTTCTTGAAGTACTTTTCGGCCTTGGCAAGCTTCTCGGCTTGTGCCAAGCTGATTCTCCTAAAGTCATACCGTCCGGCCAACTCTTTGGGTTTCCGGATATGCACCACCGTTGGGGTGATGGAGCATTCATATTTTTCCCCTACCTCTTTGGGCAGCTCTGGAAGCTTCTTATTTGACATGATCAACTGATTTGGGTTAAACAACTGGCTCAGGGTATTCGGTAATATCACCCTCATAGAAGAATAATTTACCATAGTTGGTGATGGTAACCGTCACGCCCTGGTATCCGCCTTCTACGGTACCGGAACCGAAACTAAAGCTCACTTCACATTCAAGTCCATCCTCACCCAATTGGATGAGTTCACCCTCCAAGGTCTGCACCAATACGATCCAATCACCATTTTTCTTCTGTTGGAAAAACTCCACAATTTCGGCGGTCAGGCCGGGGTGTTTCCCCACAAGATTTGGATTGTTGGTTCTGGATTCACGGTCACCGACCATTTCCCCGGTCAGCTCACCGGTCGCCAAGGTGGTGTGAAAAGGCACAAACCCAAACTCGGTTTCAAAAGTATGCGTGTCACTGATCCTCAAGGAATCTCCCGGATTCTCAAAAGGTGCTACCGGAGCCGCCAGACCGGTATCCGCCATAAACCAATCCCGCTCGGCCAACCACATGGTTTTTCTCAAACCAGGTGCATTGTCGCGGGTTTTGTTTTTCTTTAAAGACTCAAATCCCATTATTTACCTCCTTCCATTTTTACCAAAACACCGGAACGGATTTTTATCAGTTCCTTCACCAAATCGCTGTCCTTTCTGAGGGTTTCCTCATCGACTTCTACACGCTTGCCCTTATAGTTATGGACAAACTTCTTCACCACAAACTTGTAGCTTTCTTTGCCAACCTTGATGATCGGCTTACCTGCGGATTTTTCATTGGCATCGGCCACTGCCGCATCTTTCTTGGCCATCTCGGCATTGAGTTCCTCGATAATCGCATCCTTCGCCTTACTGTCTTCCTCGGCCTTGGCCTTAGCTTCTTCAGCTTCTTTTCGTGCTTCCTCGGCCTTGGCCTGTGCTGAATAGGCAGTTACCAATTCAGCCTCCAGTGCTTTATTCTTATCCTGAAGAGCTTTGATCTCTTCAGCGGTCAATTCTTTTTTTTCAGCCATTGTTTTAAGATTAGAAATGGAAAAAAGGGAGCCCGTCAAGGCTCCCGATCAATTGTTTAAACCGGCAATTCCGAGTCATTGGTGAACACGATCTCTGGGATCAGGAACCCAATGCCACTATAGAAGTCCGTGAAAATGGAAACTTCCCTCTTGGCAGTTTCGATTCTCACACGATTCATGTTCTGGGACTTTTTCAGCAAGCGGATGGCATTGCTTTTTGGTGTACACCAGATGATGTCCGATCCTTCGTGGGAAGGCTTACCAACCACCATGATATTAGTATCTTCTACAGAGCTTTTCACTCCGTCGAAGTCGGTGTCTTTACCGTAAAGCTTCCGGTATCCTCTTCGATAACGCTTGGCCAACGTCTGGCTCATGTTCAGTTCCATATTCTGCATCCAATATCGGGTATTGATTTGGTCAGAAAATGACTCGATTTGTTCCACAAAAGCCTGTGGATCCGTTTCCAACGCACCAATGGTAATCGGGGTGATTCGACCATCAGAAATATGCGTGTTACGGATTTCTTTGATCCCGTTCATGGCCGTACCAGCAGCACCGGCAGTGCCAGGGGTAGGAGCCACATACACTCCGGAGAAAATCTCGTTGAGTTCATAATCCTCTTTGATTTGAGGAAGCAAATGCACTTCTACGAGCCAACGGATAAACGGCCATTCACTCCTGTTCAGGCTTTCGTCAGCAAGAAAACCCAACCAAGTGGCTTCCAAGTCATCAGGGTACTCCTCATGATCCATTTTGAATGGATATTGGGGAATAGCAATAGGGGTAAACCCTACGTTTCCGATGGGCGTCCAGCCTTTTTGGAATGGTTGGAGGAGCCTACCGATAGTGGATTTACCGCCCCTGTAAAGGGTATCATCGGTAACTACCGTGGTAAAAGCGTTCTCCGTGACACTTTTTTCATTCAAGATTTTTACCAGTCTTGACAGGTTTTGGCCTTGGTTGATATAATAGGCTCCAAATTCGGTTATGATATCTTGTACATCCATAAGTAAAAAAGATTGGCTTAGTTGAACATTGGATTATTGTCCAAGGCCGCATTGTGTGGCAGCTTGGCGATGGCGGAGGAATTTTCATCCTCTTCGGTATTTCCTCCCTCTGCGCCTTCCTTTTTAGGATTAGCGTGGGAAGCCCCGGCCTGCTTACCGAATTTATCGGCATCGGCCTTGTACTTGTCCCTGTCCGACTCAGCAGTGGCAAGGGAATCCTTGGCGGTCTTTAGATCCGCTTTCAATTGAGTGATCTCGGTGTCCTGCTCGGAAACCTTCTTGTCTTTGGCGGCCAGTTCGGCATTGATCTGCTCGAGTCGCTCCTCCGTTACCATCGGAGCCTCATCTTCTGAGGTGACTTTCGCAAAACCAAGAACCGCCAAAATGGACGTCAGGGCAGCTTTAAACTTCATGTTTGATTCTGGTTTATTTGATGAATTTTGATTTTTCGGTGTGCTTTTGCCGGTCTTGATCCTAGCCTCCAATTCAGCAATGGCCTCATCCAAAGTGGACAGGCCATCAATCAATCCCTCATTGAGGGCTTGTGCTCCTGAGTAGATTTCCCCCTTCAGGACATCACTGTTAGATTTGATACCAGGACGGCGGGATTGGACAAAGGCGATAAACTGTGCCGCAGATTCGGAAAGACTGTCCTCGATCTGCTTTTTCCCTTCAGCGGAAAGCGGCTCATAGGAATTTACCTTGTTCTTGAGGGTGGATTGTCTAGCTCGGAGTACGGTGACATCCCCAACGGTCTCCTTCAACACTTTACTGCGATCCACATGGAGGGTCTGGACACCAATGCTTCCAATGATATTGTCGTTCTGACTGTTTGCCAACACACGGTCAGCAGAAAGTGACTGCCAAATGCCACCAGAAGCTCCAAGGCCATCAATAAAGGCAAGTGTGGGCATTCCTACGTTCATGATGTCATTCGAAATGACCCTGATCCCGTCCACGGTACCACCAGGGGAATCGACATAAAAAAGTACGGCCTTGTATTTTTCTGACTGTTTTGCCCGGGAAAGCATAGTGCTCATGCCCATATAGCCCATGGAGTACCATCCGCCATACTTGTCAGTAGGACCGACTATGGGGATGACCGCTATTTGGGAATTTGCCTTCAAATACAGCAGACCATTTTCATAGTCCCGGCCAATGGCCAAAGAGGCCTCATGCTGATGATACATGTCATCAATCGAATGCGGTCTGAAGGATTCGGTTTCGGATAAACGGACAAAGTGCTCCTGAAGGAAATCGTCATGGATCGCCATCAATCGAAAAGTAGCACCAAAAGAAGTATTCGAATTGCTCACATTTACCTTAGTTTTAGTTAACCTGCGTTATAGCATTTGTTCAGGTTACTAAGGTAATTCGAGCTTATGAGGGGTTAGAGGACAGTGGAAAAGTTAAGGTTTGAAATCATCTAACCATAAAAAATGATCTGAATCAAATAGGTTGCTACTGTCAAACATTGCTATAAAATTAAACAATACCGTTCTATCTGGTTTATTTAATTCATCGTAGTACATAATATAAAAGTAAAACACCAACCTACAGTCCCAAATTGTAAATCTTGATAAAAAAATGGTTCTGTAATGATGATAGTCCTCTATTTTATTATTTTCCTCAATTTGATGAAGTATGATTTTTACGAGGTTTAGAAGGTTTTTCCAAGTTATGAATCCTCCTTTAAACTTTGGAAGGATATGATTTTTAAAAAGTTCAACCTGAGACTTAGTATCCCCTTCATTCAACATATTAACCAATCCAACTATATCATGATATTCCTCATGTACCCGATCAAGTACTCTAACGAACGGATTATTGTCTTGCCTAATTCTACTTTCTTTTGACATCTCAGTAAAATAATCAATGAGTTTAAAGAAAGTATTTTCAAAATTCTCTACCTCGAATTGCTCATCATGCAAAAACATCTGTTCCTGCTGATTTTTCAAAGTTTTATAAATAAAAATAAAGCCTGCTAATGCTGCAAGTGGTCCAGCTGTACCTCCTACAAAAGTCCCATACTCACTAATAGTATATGAATCCCACAAAATATCGGGCATAACAAACATAAAGCACGAAATCCCTGCCAATCCCCAAGCAATCCAAGTTAGGTACTTTTCTTCGAATTTTTCCATACCTAAAAATATAAAGATTTGTCCAATTTATTCAATTCACATCTTGCTTGAAATTTTCAGGAGTAGACACCTCCTTATGATATATGAAAACGTTTAAAAAACCAAAAATTATCATGATTCCCCAAAGAAATGCATCCCTTAAATTCCCTTCAAAAAATAGGGGAACTAGGTACAATATAAACAGAAAATTACACCTTTTTAGGAATGGGAAGCTAAGCCAAACTGAAAATACGATCAAGTGATGGGTATAAGGAATATTCAGTACTAATGTATTTATGAAATGAAAAATTGAACCTATAAGTAAATAAATTTTCCAACTTTTTTTAGTTCCAAATAAAAATATCACTCCAGACAGCTCAAATACCACAGCTAAATAATCCATAACTTCATAGATAATCGGATGAAGGGAAGAGAAGTAATTTGCCAAAAGATACTGTCTATCTAAAACTAAATAGCCATACTGATACCAGAACAGAACTCCACTTGTTCCAAGGTCAAAATCAATCCAAGAAAATAATTTTTCAAACCCCGCAGTAAAAAAAGCAAATACTATACAGATTGAAAAAACAGCTAATGATAAAGATCCAAATTTTGATTCTCGATCTTTTATAAAAGCAATCTGGCATCCTGAATTGGTGAAGCTTAGAAACAAAAATAAAAGAGGAAACAATATTAAATGATCCACCTTTCCAAAGCTATACTGAAACCCATAATTGAAAATTAGAATTATAGATAGAATCCGAAGTGAAACCCTAGTAAAAATACCTAGGGATACAGAAACTAATAACCCTATAATCAGGTAATCAGACAATCTAAAATACCAATCCGGTAAGAATCCGTTAAATACATTTGTAAAATTAAAATATCCAGGTCGAAAATAAGAATCCGAGAATTCACTCAACCAACCAAATTTTGGCAAAAAATAAACTAAACAAAATAAACCCGAAAAAATTCTTAAAATCCCTAATTCATAATTGTCCAAGCTAGTGTTAGATTCAATTCTATTAAATAATCCTCTAAAAAAATCATCTACTAAACCCAATACGTTTTTCATAATCGATATTTCTCAAAATAATTTCTCTAGTTGAACGATTTATTTTCAATGATACTTTTTTCAATTTTAAATAGTCTATTGTACCATATTCTTCCTCAACCTTTCGAATCAAAAAATCCTTCGCTATAGCAGAGTTATCCAAGCTAAACCTAGAATATAAATTAATAGGAAATGTCCCCATAAGATCATTGAGCTTTCAACAGGTTTGGTACCAAATTCAGTTGAGTAGAAATATGGATAGTACTGTTCAGGAATTCCATTAAAAATCTCTTTTAAATTCACCTCGAATTCTTCTCCTGACTTAATGCCCCAAATCTCATTCTTTTGAAATTCCAGCACAGCAATTTTAGTATTTGATACCTGTGGTCCAGAAGGCAGCATTATAGATGGATATATTTCAAGCTTTGCACTCCTCAATTTAACCATGAAAGGAATCCACAATAATATAAGGAGGAAAAGAGATAGCTTTAAATAGAAAAATTTTTTCATCCTCAAAATAATAAACATTTATCTGGTTTTCCAAAATCACTCTTTTGATTTAATGTAAATTTATATCCTCCCCCTAACCACCAAATTAGACAAGCAAAGCCTAATCAAGGTATCCTCTTTTTCCATCACTGTAATACCAGCTACCTCACTGGCAAGATAACTTTCCCAGTGCTCCCGCTCATCGATGGATCCATCAGGATACTCTCCGGACTGGTCCACTTCCACGAGGTTCCCGTACTCATCCACCTTATTTCCTCGGGTGCTGAATTCCTTGAAAAATGGGCGGTATCTGGACTTCAATACTGCCTTCTGATCTGCTGTGCAGTTCTGGTCATTTTCGATGCATAGCATGGCCGGATCACCAAACCCGCCATTATTATCATCCTCGAAGTACTCTACCTTCACGGAAATTGTAAATTCATCGTCCCGCACAAGTTTCGTGGCAGTTAGCTTCTTAACAAATGGAGAAAGGGTGTCAGGGATAGGTGTGTCGTGTTGAATATTCATATCAGTAGAAATTATAAGCAAGGTTAATTTTATCAGAAACAGTTTCGATTTTAGAAAACTCCATATCCTCTTTAAACTCGATCCAGTCATTTATTCGATGACCATTCGATCCTCCAGCAGTAGCAGAACCTATCACAATATCGTTTGGAGACCAATTGAAACTAATATCTACGTCTTTTTCGCAAATTACTCCAGCACCGTTCCATAGATCATATACATCCCCCCTGTCAGACAAAGAAAACAATGACTTGTTTTTATATAATACAGGAGGACCATAGTTCCTATGATAGGTAGTATTAGTACTTCCCTGTGTAGATATTAGACCATGCGATTGAGCTGGCGTTTGTGCGCTTGCAGAAATGAGGTTTCTTAATGATGTTTCTGTATTATCAAAGTCAGAAGAATAAAAGAAATTCAAGTTTGACGGATACTCGGAAGGAGTGTAAAACATGCTAACAGATGTATTGGCATACAAAAAAGGAACATTGTTAATTGTATAAAAACCATCTGTACTTGTCCAAATACGCCACCCATTTGACAGCCGGAACCAATTTCTTCCGCTTCCACTTTGATCGTACCAAATATCTACCGTTACAATTGTTGGTGAAAAATTAGAAATGAAGTCATTAATACTTCCAATGTCAATTATTGAATTAACAAATCCAATGTCTTTGACATTTGTTCCGTCAGTTATCCTTAGGCAATAACCAGAATAGTCAGAATATACCAACCTAGTACTAAATGCCCTATAAGCCCCCGCCACCTCGTCAAGAAACCCCTCCCCCTTAGGTTTTTTCTTTATTATAGATTGGTAATACTGCTGCTGAAACATCATAGCTGATTTTGACTGATGGTGTAACAAACTGCCGTAACAGTTCCGGCGTCATTCATGTCCAGGACAAAGCGGAACCTGTTCTCTTCATTTGCTACATATTCACCCGCCTCTAAAATTAGATCCACCCCCCCGGAGGGGTAATGGTAGGTTCGGTACTGTCGTTATGGAGTACCTTGGCCATGTTCTTTTCCTTTGCTCCGGTGACCCCTATGGTCAGGTTTCCTGTTACAGGCGTACCATTGAACCCGTATTTACGAGATTGGTCAAAGGTAATCGTGGTACCCGTGGTGGGTGTGAAGTTATTGGCTTCTGATCCACCAGATCCAGATGGAGCACTACTCCATGAATTCTCACTGGACGGCAAAGCAGCATAAGGCTGGTTATCATAAAAGTCAGTTTCCAGTACCAAACCCGTGTTATTACGTACACGCAAGGCTTCGACCCTTCCCCACCAGTGGGTTGATTTTTGGTAGATCCCTAAGGTACCGTCATTGAATTCCAGCAATTCGAAATCACCCGCTTGGGCGTTACTGTCTTGGTTTTCGAATTTGACTGCTTCCGGTGATCCGCCCTGACAGGTCACATTTAGGTTTAGTGTACCGATCCGGCCAGTGCTAGCATCATCGTGCTGGGCAGGCATGATGTAATCGATCTGGATGCCGTAATTATTCACTCCGGAGATATTGCCCCGCCAGATCAAAGCGTACTTTCCTGTACTATTGGATGTGACTGCCGTCCGGAACTTGGTCTCTATAAAATCGCTGACCTCTATTTCCTCCCGCACTTCACCACTGTCCAGTCTCAATACTTCACGGATCGCGATGGTACCCGATGGCTGCGAAGGACGGGAAGGGTCTGCGGCCTCGGCACCATACAGGTAATCGATGGTACCATCATTTTTACCTACGTACATTTCCCACCGGCTATTCCCAGAGGATGGCGTGCTCTGCGTGGAAAAACTTTGATCTACATTATAAGTAGACCCATCCAAGACATACACCACGCCTGTCAAACTGGAATTGGTAGCATCGGTCTGCTCAAACGTCCCCGGGTTAATGACATAATTGCCACCGGCTCCCCCTTCACCACTCATGGCCGTCCATTGGTTGGCTGCTATTTCGGCATCGATGTCTGTACTCGAAAATGGCGATGCGCCTACTACGCCACGATTCAGGTAATAAAGGGTACCTGCATAAAAAACGATCTCGAGGGAATTGGGATAAACACCTGCCTCCCAAGCTTTAATCCCTGATCCGGAAGAAGCATTGACCACACGCCAAGTGGGATGAACCACGCCAGAACTGTTAATGGGTTCATTTCCTTGGTTATTGGCCACATTGCTGAGCAACCAGGTATCGCGATAAATGACGGGTTGGGTATCTGCCGGATAGCTTGTAGCAGGATTCCAAGTGGCATCGTTCTGCGGATCCAGCGAACCGGCATTCAGTTGATTGATTACCGCATTGATGGAATTGAGTATTTTTTGTACATCCGTATTGCCAAGAACGCCGGGCTTTAGCTGAGTGGACACATAAGATTTTACGTCATTCCAAGTGCTCATAATATGGTGTATTCAAGGGTGAATTCTGTGGTAATTGCCAAGGTTCCTCCGGCGGGAACGGTAAAGGAAGGCTGGCCATTGACGGTGATCGTGACCGGTGCTCCGGTTACGGGATCGGTGGGTGTCTCTGGATCCGTTTCTATCTCAAGCAGGTAAGGAATGGGCTTAATGGTGGTTTCTCCTCTAAAATTAAGGTCATAGGAATTACTATCAGAAGGCAATCCCCCAGTGGCCTGGTCCGCTGAAAAAGTAAGCAGTTCATTCGGTCGCCCCACCTGCACCAAATAGCCGTTTTTGTCCTTAATGACAAGCGCAAACCGCTCTCCTCGCATCTGCTCCAATACCGCCTCCAGTTCCGGGCGGTACTTCTTCACCGTACCCGTCAGGCGAGGGCTGTAAATAGTACCGCCTCTTTTCACTTGCCCGGGATTGGAGAAATCAAGTGTGTACTTAGTAGCCTTTCCAAGGTTCCAAAAAGCACCTTCCTTGGGAATGATCATGCCATTGGTATCCAAATGGGAAATATCATCCTCATGGATAAACCAAAAGCGGTCAACCCCGCCATAATTATCACCGGTGACAGGAAAGGTCAGATTCATACCCAAAGGTTATAAATCTGCTGTTAAAATTTAGGGACACAGCGCACGGCTGTTTTTCGGTTTTCTTTGTACTTTCTGTGCCTAAAGTAACGCTGCTTGATCAGATGGTACCAATCCTTACTGCCTCCATCCAGTTCGTACTTTTCTATCCATTCAAAAATTGCTCTCCGGTTAGGCACATTGGCCATCTCCAAAGCTTCTATCCACGTCAAACAATGGCGCATCATCATCTCCTCTAGGTACTTGTTCAGCAAATGCGCCTGGTAGGCACTCATATACTTGCAGCCTTTATCAAAAGTGTAGAATGAACTCACCTTTACCTCCAAGCTTTCCGTGCAGTGGTTAATAGAAAAGTATTCCTCAGATCGAAACTCCCTTCTTCTCAGCAGGTGAAAAAGAAAAAGCCCCAATTCATCCTTTTGATTCAGCGAATAGGGCAAGGTGTAGAACTCCTCAAGGTACTTCTTAAGGTGTGGTTTGATCGGGATCTCGAGTAAAAAAGAACGTCTCACTAGTAACTTTTTGTTTCCATTAAAGTAACAAAAAGTTTTTTTTGATACAAAATGTTAGGGACATCTATTTGAGTTATCCGTAGGCTATGCAATATCTTTTGAATGGCTTATTTTAGATTTTACTTTATTTGATACTTAACCTCTATGACTAGTACTCAAGAAGAAAAAGCAGAAATAATTCTCAATCTAATTAATAAACGAAAAACTGTACCTAAAGGAGTGATTTACCATGATTATAATGATGCGGATGGCTCGATAAAAATGCAGGAATTACAGTTCTTAATTTCATTACTTGAAGAAAGAGGTTTGATTATTTTAAAAGGAGCATCGAGGGATCCAATTCTAACCATCACCGAAGAGGGATTAAATTTTCCGGGATTTGAAAAACAAAGAGAAATTGATGCAATAGCTGAACGGAAAAAAGAAGAACGGGAAAAACTAGAGATCAAAAACCTAAAAGGATCAGTATTCCAAGTAAAATATTGGTGGGTGATCCTGTTATTAAATTCAATTATTTCATTTTTGATAGCTTATTTAACTAAATCATGACACATACAAAAGAAGGTATATTGCTCAAATATTCGACAGGCTCAATCCAACTTAGTATCCATAAAATTGGGACAGAAACATTCACAGTTAATTTAAAGGAAGTTTCTGAAGCTGCAATTTTTCAACTTATTGGCAAAAGAGTTAAGATATCTCTTGACAAAAGTATTGTGGTAGATATATGTGAAAATTAAATTTTATGATTGATTCAGTTTGGCAAGCGGTCAAGGTAGATATCCGAGATAAATCAAGGAATCCCTTCATAGGGGCATTTATCATAGTTTGGATTATTCGTCATTGGGAAGCCTTTTACACTTTCTTTTTTTTTGATGATGGTGATGAAAGATTGGAGAGAATTACAATTTTAAAAGATTATTTTACTTTACCTTGGATTCTTGATTTCCTAATTACTGTTGGCATTTCAATTACACTAATATTTGTTACCTACTTCTTCTCGAATTTAACATTAGCCATTGTGACATTTTTTGATAAGAGAATTAGGCCACAAATTTTAAAGTTTATTGATTTCCAAAGTGTAGTACCAAAATCTGATTTTGATATAATGGTCAATGAAAACATTGACCTTCAGCAAAAAATTTCAAGCCTTAAGACCGAAAGAGCTGAGCTTAGAGGGGAAATTGATGAATTGGAAAAAAGAGTCTCCTCAATTCCGGCTGAAATTAACTCAAACCATTCGACTAACACAAGCCCTGTTATTTCTGAAGAAGCAAAGCGTTTATTTGAAAAAGTTAATGACAAAGAAAAAAAATCAATAATTGAATTGTTTAAAGAAATTTTTTCTGATCGACCACTATCCTCAGAAAGTGATATTGTTGGTTCCGCATTATATAATGAACTAATAAAGCCCACATCTCGAAAAGGAAGTTTAGGACATCAAAAATTTGAGTTAACGGAAATAGGTAAGGAATTTAAAAAGCTATTGGACGAATCATCCGACATCGATAATGGTGAAAGTAATTTTTCCATTGACAATCAAACAAAAAGAGTTTTATCCTCCCTAAGTAAGGAGAATGACATAGACTTGATTCAATCCATATTTAAGACAATTGAAAAGAAACAATCATTGTCACCTTCCCATCTTTTGGTCAGAAAAATGGAAAAGGAAGGTTTCATTATTAAAAGTTACGAAGGAAGTGGAAGTGACTACCATTATCAAATAACTCCTGACGGATATGATTTTTATGACAAAATCATGAACATAGACTCATCTAATTAATATGAATTTACAACTTTGTTCAACTGAATTTTCACAGTCTATTAGGAATATTCTAAATGAATATTATCGATATGATGATGATACCTTATTTGGAAGTTTTGAAAGACTATATCCAGCCCTTGAAGAAAGTAGATTATGGATATTTGAGAAAAAAGAACAAGTGGTATGTTATGCTAAGCTTAACAAGAGTTTTCCAAGTTTAGAAATCGTTCTATTCGAAACCCTTCCTAAATTCCGAAATAAAGGGAATGGATCCTACTTCTTAAAATTGATTGAGGAAGAAGCAAAATGCCAAGGATTTAAATCGCTCAAAATTCAACCTGTAAATGCCTCTGACAGGTGGTGGAAAAAAAGGGGGCTTAATCCAAATAATAGAAATTGGGCAAAAGATTTAATTTAGCGGAAAATACCGTGATAACTAATCATTTATTATTCAAAAAATTGATGAAAGAGATTAACCTAAAGTCATTAATATACGCTCACAAGTTCTTAGAACAACAATTATTTCAGAATTACTGTAATTTTTTTGGTATTTCTCCCAAAGATCAAGAATTAAACGATTTAATGATTTTCTGTAGAGAACTTAACCTTATTTCACTGAATGAAGATTGTTTTAATAGTTTTTACATAGGGTATACCATACCCCAAATCAGCAAAGAATTTGATCTACTTAGGTTTGGAAAAAATTACACTTTAAATATTGAACTAAAAAGTTCAAGCACGGAAGAAAAAATAATCTACCAACTTAAAAAAAATAAATACTATTTAAGTTTTTTAGAAGAAGATATTATAAATTTTTGTTTTGAAAGTAGGTCTCGAAAATTGTACGTTCTAGATGAACAAGGTAACCTCATTGAAGATGATTTCGAAAAATTATTACGATTAATATTAGGTCAAGAAGCTAAAGCCCTATATAATATTGACACCATATTTAACCCCTCGAACTATTTAGTTTCCCCCTTTAATTCGACAGAAAGATTTATGCGGGGAAATTATTTTCTTACAAACCAACAAGAGGAAATCAAAAAAAAATCTTTACAAAACATATCATCTAGTGGTACATGTTTTATATCAATTTCAGGAAAAGCTGGTACAGGGAAAACTTTATTAACTTATGACATTGGAAAAGAAATTATGAACCAAGGACATAAATGCTTGGTGATTCATTGTGGAATTTTAAATCAAGGTCATCAAAGGCTTTTGGAAGAATTTTCTTGGGAGATAATAGCTATAAGAGATTTAGGTGACAGAGATTTATCAAAGTATTTTTTAGTTATAATTGATGAAACGCAAAGAATTTACCCCAATCAACTTAAACAAATAATTTCTAGTATTAAAGCATCTAATATAAATTGTATATTTTCTTTTGATATGCAACAATACCTGAAAAAGCAGGAGGCCAAAAATAACATTGAAAATTTTATTCAAGAAAACACTAGTGGAATTCACTATCAATTAACAACCAAAATTCGAACAAATAAAGAAATAGCCTCATTTATTATGGGTATACTAAATAGAAAAAACAAAATCCATTCTGGTGGAGATAAATCTAATATCGAACTAACTTATTTCAAGAAAAATATTGATGCTAAAAATTATATTAAAACACAGACAAAAAAAGGCTGGAAATCAATAAATTATACTCCTGACTCCGTTACAGAGCATCCTTATACAAAATTTCAAATTTATGGAGAGGATAATGCTCATAATGTTATTGGGCAGGAATTTGATAAAGTTATTGCTGTTATTGATTCACACTTTTTTTACAATGAAAGGAATGATTTATCAACAAGAGGATATGCTCGAACTCCCTATTATCATCCCACACAAATGCTTATTCAAATTATGTCAAGAACAAGGAGAAAATTGAATTTAATCATTATCAATAATGAGGAAATTTTGGAAAGGGCGCTTGAGGTAATTAATTAATTTGAGGTTTCAAGATAATTTTCACCTGATTATTTTATGATAAACTACCTCCCCACTTTCCCTACACCGGTGAATTTCGATCTTCCCACGATAGCAGGAATCGTATTCGATGATCACATCCCTTCGGCTTCGCTCAGGGAGCGGATTGGTTTCGGTGGCTGAGCGGAGCCGAGGCCTAATGTTCTTCTTCGACATAAATCGCTTGTTTAGGTAAATAGATTCTTTTTTGTTTGACCATCTTCTTCATCCAGTCACCTGAATCGGTGTGGTTGACGGCCTTGGTGACGAAACCGCCACCCTCGAGCAGCTGGAAGTATAGGAGCCCCACATTGCGGACCAGGTTATTTTGCCAATCCTGCTTCATCAGTTCCCGGATATCTTCCACCACTTGCAGTTCGATTTTTACGCATGGATTTTTCATAAATGATACATATTAATTTTTCTACCACACACTTTCTGTTCAAACCTGTCAAACAGTTCAAACAAAGCCCCAAATCGCTTCAATTAAGCCATATAGGGCGATTTTTCAGAGGACAGCTTTTCAAACGCTGTTGGACAAAAGGAGTCTGTTCAAACATGATCAAACGGTGTCGCACGCTGTCAAACAGCCAGACCGCTCCATTTCTATCTAAATCCCTCTTATTATTATTTACATTGATATTTATATACCTTGTTTGATCTGTTTGAACAGTTTGACAAGAATCTGCCCTCGTGTGAGGCGTTACCAAAAGGCTTTTTAAAAAAGGATCCATTAGATGAATCCTTTGAAATTCGTTGCTACAGTTCCCCCCCCCTCGCTCCCCCTATAGGGGATGACTTTCAAGGCAGGGGCATTTAGAAATTCACTTCTTGATCATCACCAAACTTCACAGCCATCTCCTTCTTTTCGGTTTCCTCTTTCTCGGCTTCCTCCTCATCGAAGCGGTCAAAATTGTAGCCCTGGTCTTCAAGTCCCTTGTATTCGAAGGCGTAGGCATTGGAGGTAAAACTCTTTTCTCCCTTCTTGAACCGGGTACTTCCCACCATGCCGAGGAAACCAGGACTGTGGCTGAGGTAGTGGGCAAGGGATCCTTTGTCCATGCCCTTTTTTTCACCCTGCTTCCGGAGAGCCTCCATGTACTTGGGGTGGGCGGTGGCGATGCGGATAAAGAGTACTTTCTGCGGTGGTACCAAGTTCCGCTCTACCGGCTTCCTATCTACAGTGATCTTAATGGAGGAGCAGTATTCCACTTTGAAGTCCTCTCCATCCTTTAGCTCCCCTTCACTGATGCAGTAGTCCACCGCATCCCAAAACTGATTGGTCTCCTTGGCATTGCTGATCAGGCCGTTTTGGCTTTTGATGTTCTTCACGATCACCTCCTTCATCTTTGGCCAGTTCCATGGCCATGGTAGTTCATGCTCGAGTACCTTGAAGGTAGTGGCCACCACCGCCATGTTTTTAATGATCCTGGACTCAATGGTTTCGTCATGCTCCAAGGCCTCCATGATTTCCTTTTCCACTTGGTCAAATACTTGGAAGTACTCCTTCTCCATCTTCTCCCTAAAGCGCATCAGCGCACCGGTGATGTGGCTGAGGCCTTTCTCCTGAAGCTTTTGCAGATCCGTAAGACGCATCTTTTCCTCATCGGAGAAGATGGTTTTGTAATACTGGAGTAGAATGCAGCGTTTGAAAAGGGCATTGTCCGCAATGGGCAGCTCTTGTCCGGAAATATTACAGGCCGATTCCACTGGTGTGGTGGTGGTCTTATTGGAAGTTCCTCCCGAAGCTGACCACTCGCCTTTCACATGGCCGGCGCCATCGTAAGCGGACTTCAAGTCCTGCACCCGCTTATACTCAATGGTATTATTGTACTCATCGAACCACACCACCGCATTGCGGAACTGGGCAAATGTCCGGTGGAAACCCACCGCAGTACCGGCATTCAGCATAAACGGTTTTCGCTCCAATCCAAACATATATTGGATGCTCCAGCACATGGTAGATTTACCAGTCCCGGGAGGTCCGAAGTGGAACAGGTGCGGAAAAAACTTAAACCGGCTGTAGATCATATCCCGGAAAAGGCTGGAAATATAAAAGCTCAAACCCACCACGCCATTCTCTCCATATACATCGTGAAAGAGCTGTGCCCAATCCGAAAACTTCACCTCCGGACGTGGAATGAATACAAATTTTTTCTCAAGATCGTACTGGTCTTTTTCGTCCTTGTAAATGCTCGACATTGCCGGAATGAAAAAATACTTTTCCTCTGCTTCCTCTGCGCTCTTCTCCACTAGGTGTTTGATGATTCCGTATTGGTCGACCTTGGAAAACCTCGAGTTGTAGGAGCCATTGGCGAAGGCGTAGAATCCTTCATCCTGCCAACCGAGCATCTTCACCTCTTCGGCATCTTTGGTCTCATCATAGAGCTTTCGCTTGATCTTGGTAAACTGCTGTTTGGAACCTTCGAAAAGGAAATTGCCATTGGACTCACAGAACACTTGGAACTCGGTGAGAGAAACCAGTGCCTTGGTAGGAATGTCCATGATGTACTTTACCCCAAATATATTCTTGATTTCAAACAAGCGTTTGGGATCAGTCTTGGACTTGATCAGGTAGAGCGGGCGAATCACAAAGTTGGATATCTTGTAAAAGCCTATTTCCCGATCCTTATTATTAAAGGTGGCATACCAAATACAATTCTTATGCTCGATATAGGAATAGCTGAAGGTCTGCTCACGATATTCGTATTCATTGAAGTGATCTTGATGCTCCAGATCATCCGGCCAAGTAATTTTCCATTCATGCGCATCGATGCCTTCGGCTCCCTCAGCGGCTTCACTCCTTGCTGTCTTGACATACCTGGTTTCCACTCCGGCAGCCTTGGCCACTTTAAAGAAATCCTTGGCATCATCGCCGGGAGTATTTTTCAAAACCAAGTGGAAGAAGTTTTCAATGGACTCTTCACTTTCTCCCGGATGCTGGCCAAATACCTTGATCGCCAATGGCAAACCATCTTCCCTAAAGCTGGTGAAAGCAATCATTAGCCGTTGCTTGCAATGTAGATCTGGTGCAATGATATCCACCTGCTCCTCAAATATTCGGTTGGCCACCTGCCTGGCGCGCTTCAGCTCCTTCTCATCCAGCTTCCACGCCTTGGATTCATATTTGGGCTTGATCCTAACCTCGCCACTCTCCATGTCGATATCGTATTGTTGGCGACAATCGATGGCCTCATTTAAATCTTTTTCGAATTGGGCAGGATCCCGGTACTTATCGAATATGATGGCATCGGCCAAGTCCCAACCTGCTGGCTTCTTTTCAAATAGGTTTACCGAAAGGATCTTCTCCTTATTATCCCGCATCTCGGCCAGTTTATCCAGCCAAGCCACGGTTTTGCTTTTCTTTATTCCTGCCTGGTCATTGTCCACGAGGTTCCAGATCCTTCCCGTATAGCCATAGAAGAGTTTGAAGTGGTCGAAGGTCATCCCGTTATTGCCACCCGTGGCCAGCCAATTGTAATTGGGAAAGAAGAAAGCCGCCAATACCGCCGTCTTTTCCGATTCGACCAGGCAGGTGTCTCTTTTCGTATCAAAAAGGTGCTCACCATAAAAGCACCTTTCAAATTTGTAATAGTCCTGCCAGTCCTCTAGCCGGGCATTGTCGGTCTCTACTTTCATATTACGGAGATAGGCCTTGCCCAGGTAATGTGGGATAAATTTCGGCGTGCCGTCTGTCCCCGTTTCTTTGTTCCGCTTTCCTTCAGAAGTGTAGGCCACAAACTTGGCATTGACTGTCCTCTGATCTTTGGTGGTGGAGAGGAAAGCGGTGAACTTCCACTTAGTCCCCACACCCCATGCCTGAAGGTGCTCCGCAGTAATGCCCAGTTTACCTTTTGCGAAATCGTGAAAATTCGTGGCTTGCTTATTTTTGATACCCTGCATGTACTCCTCATCAGGGGTAATCACGGTAGGCGGCGGAAGTTTCCTTTTAGTCGGGGGGTGTGGGGGGAATTCAACATCCTTCTCCGGTGCTCGATGATAACCGCAATTGTTCTCCCGGTCACATCTGCCGAACTGCTCGCCTACATGCTGTCTGGTATCTGCGAACACATACCGCACAAAGGTCTTTTTCTGGCAGCCCGGGCAAGGATACTTCTTAGAGCCAGTCTCCAGCGTCCATTTGTATTCTTTATTCACTGGCCGCCTCCTTTTCTAATTGGCTCAAAGCTTGAGCAGACTTTTTGAACCCCTCTGTGGCGATTTCAAATGCACTTTCGGTTCTGGCCAGGCTCATCCTGTTGAACCACTTTTGTCTGCGATCTTCTGCGGCTACTAAATCGATAATGGATGGTTTCGGATGGTTTGAAGTCTTCTCGGTTTCGGGTTTGCTTGATTTCTGCATTGAGGGCATTGATTGCTGCTCTGTATTTGTGTGTGAGTTCATACTTCTTCTTTTGTAATGAGTTAATGCGTGTTTGCTTCCGGTCGTGATCTGTCTTAATCACCCTAATAGTGCTGATCAATGTCTCCCGGACTTCTTTCAGCTTCTCGATGACCATACTCATCCTGCACCTCCTTTCTCCAAGATCATCAGGAAGTGGATCACCCATACGGTATAGGTGATCATTCCCATTATGGCCATGCCTAGGACAATTCCTGCTAACAGAATAATGTCCCGATTTGGATTATCTTTCATGGCCGGCCTCCTTTCTGGTATCGATGAGGTACCATATTTCGATCGAGTTGTTAACCTTTATAAGAAACTCCATGTCGGCTATTTCGGTGATTTCCATCTTGTGGATGGTATGGTTAAGGTCAGCAGAGACGTTCATCAAGTGGTACATGATGATCCTAAACATTTTACCTTGCCCCAATGCTGGGAGGTAAAGATTAGTAAGATGCTTCCCAAACTGCTCCTTGAATCGTTTTTTGAATTGCCCTTTCATGGTGAAGCCTCCTTTCTTATCTTCATTCTATCCCCGATCTCGATGGAATCGGACTGCTGAAAGTAAAACCAGTTGTAAGCGAATTTATGAGGCTCTCCGGAGAGGTCATCAAACAGGATCAGCACTCTCGGACCATCCTTATCGATCACCGTCCCCGCTGGGCTTACCGCAGGTCTCGAGACGGTGCACCCTGACATAATCAAAAATGCTATTAGCCAAAAAATCATCCCTATGATGGTCATGGCCAGTGCGGATTTTCCGTGGTCAGCCATTGGTGACCTCCTCCCTTTCTTGCTTGCACTCCATCATTATGGTATGAAAATCATCCCATATCATTTTTCTCTCCTCTGCGAATGGAGTTGGGTATAGTACTACATGGCGATATCCATTTTCCTTCAGTGCTTCCAGTATTATGGCTGCCACTTTGCTTTTACCCGATCCATGGGTACCTGTTATGGTTATTTGTATTTCCTTTTTCATGGCACCTATTATTTATCCCAGCCTTTAAAACTTCTTTCTTTTTGCAGCTTCTTCACGGTCTGCTTTCCCGTGAGAATCCTCTCTGAGTAACATGAGGTGGTCGCTGTCAACAGGGACAGCACTGTGATTATTCTGATTAGATTTTTCATGGTGTTTTGGTTTGATTATGATTTCATTTTTTAGGTAACTGATCCGGAAAGTGGCAGGACAGCACGATGGCCTGTTAAAGGTGATGTGTAGCCCTACTGGCTTCCGGTATCCGGGATTGGACTTATGAAAGTCTTTTATAAGTTGTTCCAGCGTGACAAATAGCTGTTCCATATTGCGCCGAAGGTCGTGGTGATCCTTCCTCATGATATGCCGCATGTACCCATGTAGATAATTGAAAAGCATATCGTCCGCCCCCTGATTGTCGGAGCTAATAGTGGTGGTCATGGTTAAATCCAT